CTTCTGAGAATACATCTGGTGCTCCAGAACCTTCAACAAAAGATGTACCGATAACTTGACATTTAGTGTTATCTCCACCTGTTTCTGTTTCTCCATCTTTAGATGAAATAGTCTTACCAACAAAGCTGGTGCTAGCACCATTATCTACAGGTGCTGACTCTATTCTTACTATGATTGTTTCAGCCGTACTAGACTCTTCGTAACCTACAGCAAAAACCATTCCCTTGATTAGAAAGTCTACTGAAGTTCCACTATCTACTGATTCTTCAACTGTGTATGTAATGCTAGAACCAGACGCAGGAATTGAATGAGAGCCAACAAGCACGAAGCTTCTGTCTGTCATAGAAATCTTGGTTCTATCTTCTAAAAATCGGAATTGAGGGTCATCCGTAGGAACTTTGGCTACCTTAGAGAGATACACGAAAAAAGGTGATTCATCTGGGGCCAACTCCGCTACACGGTCTGAGAAATTGAACAGTCTACGAGTGTGAAAGCCTGAAGAGGCCGCACCCGGGTCGCCAACATTCACAATTCCTTGATTGTAATTTGCCATTTAGGGCTCCTTGTTATATTTGTTTTCTATTTGAAATGCTCATAACACCCTTCCAAACATCCTCTAATTCATTAGGTTGTTCAGGAGCAGAACCTTGAACCACACCAGCCGTAGTTGGAATAGTTTTAGTTTTTTGAACAGCTTCTAAGTTTGGCGATACTTTACTTTCTCCACCTTTATGCTTTCTGTACACATCAACCAACAAGTCCAAAGGAAGTTCTTCTCTTGGTGTCGTTGCAAACTGTATAAAATCATCAGCCATATTCGGGTCTGTAATGCCATGCTTACTAGCTAGGTCTTGCTTTAGGTTGTTAATTGCCATTTGTTGCTGAAACCCTGCCATCTGTTCTTGAACAGCTTGCTGAGCAACAGCCTTTTCTTGTTGCACCCTCATCTCATAAGAGGGAGAACCCGGCTTGTAATAAGCTTCCCAAGGGTCAAAAGAATCTTCTGTAACCTTTGGTTCTTCTTGCTTACTAGCCGTATTACCACTAAGTGTGTTTCTCATAGCCTCAACAACATCGGGTCTGTCTTGTAAAACTTTTCCCAACTGTTGATACTTACGAAGCTCCTCGACTTCGTTATTAAGCTTATCATAATCAGCAGATTTCTTGTCATACATTGATTGAAACTTCTTAGCCTCATCTACGACTTCTTCTCCTGCAGGTGCTGGAGTTTCTCCTCCTACCTGTTCTGGCTCAACAACTTGTTCTAAAACTTCGCCTTCTACACCTTCTATTGTGGTATTTTCGTGCATAGTGTTATCCATTATATTCCTCGATTTCTTTTAGTTAGCATCACCTAATTAAAGATGTCTGTAAAAGCAGAACCGGGAATTGTTCCCACTACTTCTGTTTTCATTAGCTTACAGCCTGTGTTTCTGAATCAACAATTCTTTTTAGATTATCAACTTGAACCTTAGTTTTAAACTTGGTATCATTCTTGATTTCATTAAGCCTGCTCTTGAACTTCTCAGTTTCAGCCCTCTTTCTTGAATTAAGCGTTTCACGCTCTGCAGTCTGGAGGTCTCCACTAAGTTTCTTAACTTGGCTTTCGAGTTGTTTGATATAAGATTGCATCTGAGCCATTTGACCCTTTCGCTGTAAGACACCTTCTTTGTCAAAGATTTCAGTTTTCTTTAAAACCTCGACATCATCTACCAGATTCATTCTAAATGCCTCAAGGTAAAGCTGATACTCAGCCATTCTATTTGAGGGTAGAGTTGAACCGGATATGATTCTCACATCATAATGCCCCACCGTGATGTTGTTTGTGATGGCATTAATTTCCTGACTCTTATCATCATACATATTTACCGTAAACTGAGTAATATCATTGTTTGGCTGTACGATTCTAAATGTCTTGGAGTAAGTATAATGACCCTTGGCTAGGTTGTATAAACTTTTACCTAACCTTGTCAAACTTCCTTCAATATCCCTTAACTTAGACTTGCCACGAGTCTCGCCCATTTCAGCAAGCATTGCAGTACCACGAACTGTTTCTGGAGCTGATTCTCTAAAACCCTGCATCAACTCTGGGATACCAAAACTTAAATCTATATAGTGCTCTATTCTACTCATTAAATTATAAAACTCTCCTGACAATGATTGTGGGGCAGGGAAATGAGGTGCACCGAACTCAGGGTTATAAGGTATGACAGCATTAGGTCTAGCCCAATCCTGCTCCAACTGCCCCAAATCATCTACGCTCCCCTCTGGAACCATAAGCTTTAGTCCAGCAGAGGCTTGAGCGTGTGAGAGAGTGAGAGAGAAAAGCTTATTTAAAAGTCTTTGTGAATCTTTTACTTTTGATATATCTGACTTTGGATAAGGTGTACCTGTCCAAATATTAGGAACTGGTATAATCGGATATATGTCTGTATTCAATATTTGTTCATACAAAAGAATATTACCTGCAGTTGCACAAACTTTAATTCTTGTTTGAGTTACCTCTACTATCTCTATCATCTCAGCTTGTATTAACAACTGAGCATTCTCTGATTCAATAAACTGATTATACTTATCAACATCTAGTATAACTTCCGAACCATCTTGCTTGTTAAATACCCTATAAAAAGGTACTTTTACTTTCATAAATCTTTCTAGTATTCTATACTTATTAACCCTGTTGTATTCTGATTCATATGTAACATCTGGAGTAAAAGATTGAGAAGAGTTTTTTCTTCCTGACTCAGGATAATCTTCTTCATCATAATATGTTTCTAGGTCTTGTAAAAAAGGTTCAACTTGCGGATACATATTTACAAGCTGGTCTTCAGTTAGGATGGTAGATAGTATAATACCAGATGCATCATCTGCATAACGATGTCTTGAGGCAGGGTCTACATAAACTCTAAATGGGTCTACATAAGTATACTTAACTTCACCTCTTCCGTAATCAGCTTCAGGGTCAATATATGCATACAAGTAACCCATACCTGCAGTAGCATAATCATGGACAGCTTGCTTGAATTGAGTATCTCCATCTGATATATCCCATATATACTCAAGTATAGTTCTCCAAACATTAGATATTCTACTGTCTGAGTCTTCTCTACCTACTGCACTATACTTAGGAGACCTAGAAGTCAACAATGATTTTAGTTTTTCTATTGCCGCATATACACGGTCAATAACAAAATCACCTTGACCAACTGCTCTTAACGCATCTGATTCTTCTTGTGAATAATGATTACCTAGAAAAAAGTCTACAGAGTCTCTAGCTTCTACATCCCATTCAGACCTAGCATCTCTCCACATTCTCCATAGCTGTCTGTTTACTTCCGACTTCTGTACTTCGTTCTTTTCTAACTCTCGTATACTAGAAATAGATACACCTACCTTTTTGGTGGTGAATATACAAAGATAAATATATACAATGCAAGAACTTTTTTATATTTTTTGTCCAGTTACCCAAGATATAACTCTTTTGGTTGTTTTTGACACAGACTTAACTGTTTTGTTTTCTAGAAAATCCAATGCATCAAACTTCTTACTAACAGGAGGCCTAGCTTTATTTATAGCATACCACAAGCCATCAAGTATATCATCATTCTTTCCTTTTGGAAACTGAAACATTTCATCAACTAAGCTATTATGACTTCTTTTTATAAACATCTTTCTTCTGTTTACTATTGGTGCTAGCAATGACTCCAACCTATCTTCTTTTTTTATACCACTAGGAGGTCTAACACCTAATGCTATGCCCGGAGCAACCTTTCTTTCTTTACCAGATAAACTATTGACAGCATCTTTTATTATACCCTGAGCACCAACATGCTCAACATTAACTCTTTTTACAGGAGAAAACTCTCTAGCATACTCAAGTATTTGTTCTGGCATATCATATAAAGGTATATGTTCTCTCATGTAATCAATGACATATATGTTTCTATCACTATCTATACCTATTACCATAATAATCTGATAGTCACTAGACTCTGTAGCTTCATAAGCTAAGTCAACACCCATATAAATATTTACAGGTATAGCATCTTTTGTATTGACAAGGTATGCATATCCATCCCTGCTTTCAAACTCATGGTCATAATACTCAAGTCTATCTGTTTTAAACTTTGCATTCTCTAAATCTCTAGCTTCATTTAGATACTCTTGTGCAAACTTATGTGCTAAGCCTACATCTTCAAACCTTCTTCTTATATCTAAAAGCTTTTCTTTTGAAAAGTAACTAGGCCAAAGAACTGTACCATCTGTATCTATAGCCTTGTGATACATAACATCCCATGCATAACTTCTCTTATCTCTTTCTGCTTCTACATATCCATCATATATACTTTGCAAGAATGAATCATAGTGCACTATTGTACCAATCAACCAGATTGAACCTTCATTACCTTTTGAGTTCTCAAGTGCAGGTTCTACTGTTGACATAACCCACTCTTTAATCTCTCTTCTTCTGTCTGGTGTTTTTGTATTTAACTCTGATTCAAAGTCATCAAGTATAATCTTTGTATATCTTAACCCTAGCTGAGAACGACCACGAAGTCTTTGTGATGTACCCTTGGCTATAATTCTATCACCTTTGCTAGTTGTAAACTCTTTTTCAGTCCACTTACTTCCTTGTATGCTACCAAAGTAATAGTTAAGTGCAGGATTTGTTTCTATGTGGTTTTGTAAGTATTTGATATGGTCAATAGCCTGAGACTGTTCCTCAGCAACCCAAGCAATAAATTCTTTCTTTCCCTCTGGATTAAAGTAAAGATGGTACAGCAATGCTGTCTTAGCTAACGTAGACTTACTGTGTCCTCTAGGAAGTATGATACAGTTTCTTTTCTTAGTCTCATCTAATAGTAAGTTGTTTAATTCATAGTGATATGCGGCAGGAGTTGACTTCATAAAGTCATCTGGTAAGAACAACTGACCGAAAGATATAATGTCTTTTCTTGCTAGCTCAAGAACTCTCTCTTTCTCAGACACATTGTTCTTATTTATATTTACTTTCTTAGGTTTAGGCACTCTTCTGATAACCAATCCTGTTTAGGAACCTTTTCAAACACCTTAGTTCCTTGCATAAGAGCAGGGCCAATAGTATACATCCAAGCATCTATCACCTCATCTTTCTTATGAACCTTAACAATTCTTCTTTCATAAAGACCTGTGTCTATACTTTCATATATATCATAACCTGCTATGTCTGCTTTATCTACATCCATAACCTCAACAACCATACCTTTTGCATTCCTATCATGTAAAGCGGCAGGAAAATGCCTGTGCCCCGGAAAGACTAAAGAAAACCCATTGACACTATATGTGTCTCGTTTTCCATTTCTTAGTGTTCCGTATACTGCTAACTTATTCGTCTTCATCAAAGTCTTCTTTAAAGTTCCAATATTCTTGTAAATCATCAATTGGAAACATTTGGTGTTCATAAAACAACTCATATATCTCAGTTGCTATTAATTGAACATCCATATCGTTATCCAAGTTCCTATTAGAATTGTTGGCATGCTCTAAGACTTGAAGGCATATTTCGTATAGATTCAACTTTCTATTTCCTTTTTAGCTTCTGCAAGCTTTTTTGTGTTATTGCCACTTATTGCATCAAGCTGTTCACTTGAAAAACCTTGAAACAAAGTAACAGATTCAGACTTCTTCTCTGTATCTCTCATACCAGCTATAGCAACAAGTTCTTTCAACAAAGATACTTTATCACTATCCCTAGATGCTTCTGACTCAATAATGTCTTTCATCTTCTCAAGTATGTAAAGAGGCGTTATCTCAGCCTCATTCATTACCTTTTCTATTTCTTCTCGTATCAAACCTTGTATCCTTTTTGTACTCATAAGTAGACCTGCATTCTTCTTAGCATGTTTTCTGCTTTTAGCAGGGAATGCTTTCATAAATGCATCTACTGTATCTTCACCCTTTGCTACATACTTAGCAAATAAAAATTCTTTTCTTGTAGGTGACTTCCTTTCCTTTACTACTTCATAAGCTGTTTTGTCCTGAGCACCGAAAGAATACATGTTCTTTCTCATTGCTCCTTTCATCTTTGTTGATTTGTTGCAAACAAAGGAACCTATAACAGTTCTAATGTAGTCAACATATACATTACCTCTTTTTAAAGAACCTCTTTTTAAAACCTGACATACTTGGCCATCATCACATAGTACCCATTCTTCTGACTTTGCAGTTCTCCAGTCATGATGTAATACTTGCTTTGGATACCATTCTTGAAACTCAGTCTCATTATCAAATAGATAATAGTCTTTGTTCTTTATCTTTCTTATTTTCACTAAGCTTTGATAACTTTACCATCAACTGTACTTACCCCATTTACTATCTGATGAACAGTTACATTGAAGTTTCTGTTCTTATGAAAGTCTACAATAGCAAATGCATGTTGCCAATTATGTTGTCTGTTACCTAACCACTCGTTAGCTTCAGCTCTCATGTCCTTTAAGCATCCTATTGACCATGCTGATTTAACCCCGTCAATATGAGTAATGGATGATTGCTGTATATCATGATGATGTCCATACATAACATTACCACCAAGGCGAAGCAAGTGGTTACGAGTATGATTAACCCCAGCGAAATGATGTCCGTGATAGAAATTGATTTTACCAATCTTAAGCATCTTGCCAATCTTGTGGTACTTGTATCCACGCTCAGCAAGTTTAAGTGCATTTTTAACAAGCATATCTCTAGCCAGATACGGATTCTCCTCAACAAATCTATTAAGCCAATCATCATGGTTCCCCTCACAGAAATGACGTTCTTTAGTTCCTGCCTTATCCAATGAAGCATCTATAATGTCCATACCTTTATTTACTTCTTTTATCTCTTCGTAAACAAAAGGTAACTGATATTCCAATGGAGGCCTTTTCTTTTTCTTCCATTGCCAATGGGACACAGACTCCCATTCACCCGTGTCCCCTAAATCAATATATATATCTGGCTTAACAAGCTCAATAGCCTTACACAATACTTTTATTGCTTTCTTGTCTTCAAATGGAAAGTGCTTGTCGGGAGTAACTATAGCTCTTTTCACTTCATTACTCCCTTAAGCACCTTTACTAGGCATATGATAAATAATCCTTCCAAGAAAAACCATAGCTTTCCAGAAATCATTGCTAATGTTACTAATGCTACCTTCATTACTTATCTCCTCTCTTCTCCCATAATAAGTCCCCTACACCTAGTTGAAACAATCCGTTAGCCAATGTGTCAATATAATGCTCATCTTGCTCTGCAAAGCCAGCATTGGTAAGTATAGCATGTATTGTCTCATGTATTAATGTTTCTTTCTTTCTTGAAAGTGTTTGCTCTTTGTCAATGTTAATTACACATTCTTTTGTATTGTGCATACCTAGTACAATACCTCCCTCTACTTTCATCTCATCAACAAGTTTTACTTTGTAATGGTGTCCACCGATTATCATTTGCTCTCCAATAGTTTAGTTACTGTTATTTTGTCTTGCATTCCCGGTATAACAATCTTCTCAAAGTATTCGCATCCTTTTTCAACTGAACACTTCTCACCACTTAACTTTTCAGATAACCTAAATGATAAACCTTTCTCTGTCCTAGTAAAGACACAACCGACGCATTTGCCTGCATCCCAGTTTGCACAATGTGTTCTCGCTATGTTAAGTAATTTATTCATATACCGTGCCTGAATATATAAACATAAGTATAAATATGTCAAGAAATTAATTTATTTTAAAATAGTTCTTGCTTTTTGTGTACTTTGCTTAGTATATTATTAGGGACTTAAGCCCGGGAGTTACTTAGTTTACTTAGTAAAGAAAGAAAATATATTACTAACGTAATATTAAAAGAAAGAAAGTGGGAATATTACTAACATCACTACTATTACTACCACAAGATGACTTAGACCTAGATAAGTTATTCAAAGAAGCTAAGTGGGAAGAGATAGCAGATGTCCTAGACAACGGATATGAGGTAGAAAAAGTAACGAAAGTAGCTGGAGTCAGGGGAAGTGAAGCAAAAGACGAGATATTAGATTATTTGTACTATTTAGTGGATACGAAAACAGGGGAAAAATCCATCAAAATAGACTAAGCCTAGTATATGTACCAGTTTTGCAAGAAAATGCCGTATATAGGCAAAATATCGCCAAATAACACTACTTTAACTCCTTACCTCTACAGAATTTTTACAATATATTTTGAAAACTCTTGCATTAGGTAACTTTTCATAAGTAAATTCAGGTAACAAAAGGGTTGAGAAAATGAAAACTACAATGGAAAAGGCTATGGATAACCATTGGCGAGAAGAATCAAGCTTTAAAAATATTAACGAAGCTATCAAACTAGCAAAGAACCTCAGTATTACAGACACTATAGACGCATCTAGTAAAGTACGCTATGATTTAGCAGAAATAGTAAGTAGACTACAAAACGCAGATGAGCTAGAAATACTAGATACACCGGAATATACAGGTAATACCTTTCCCTGTAGCTAACTTAAACTACCTATTCTTAAAAAATAGCACCAATTTGTGTGTGCCTCTTATTTGCGGCATAGTCCCCCCCTCGTTACCGATTCGGTTTTTCGAATCTAGGTTCGATTTTTCGAATTTACGTTCGAATATTAGAATCATCATTCTATATTTATTGAGAATGAGTCTCATTATCATTAACAAATCCCTGGGATTCTTATTGCGACTGAGTCTCATTAGCAACTAATATCCTTATTGAGATTGCGTCTCATTAACAATAGCACACCCTAGCCTTATTGAGACTGAGTCTCAGTATCACCGAAAAAGCCTGAATTTACGAAAAACAAACATTATATCCTATATATTTATAATGCTATTTTTTTTGTATTATAGGGCGTGAAATTACGTTTTAAAATAACCAATCAAATCTACTATATTTAGTAGATAAAAGGATAATAGATAACAATGAGTAAGAAACTAACAGGCGAACAATACAAAAAGCTAGTAGATCAGCAAGGGAAAGATATTGCTGATTCTATTGCTTCAGTTCTAGGTGTAGCTACTAAGAGAATAGGAAAGCTACAATTTGCACCTAAAACTTTTCTTGAAAAGTGGGATGCGTGTCTAGAACAATTTGAGTTAGATAGGAAAGAATGGGAAAATAATCTTCCTATAGATGATGAGACTGGACGACCTCAACAGATTAGCAAAATCAGTCTAAACATAAACAAGTAGAACGGCGAAATAGTAGAACGGGCTTAGTAGAACGCTAAGCCCTTCTGCTTAAACTTATCTCTAGACTTCGTATCTAGTAGAAGCAAAAATAGTAGATGCGAATTTTATAGATAACAAAAGTCGTAGAGGCAATTATGATAGATGATATAATAGTAGATATGCAATCACCTACTCCACTCGATCTATATAGATATAGTAGTAGTGGTACAGTAGATATTCGTATCTCTAGACATGGTAAAGACTATACGATAAAAATAGATGATACCGAACTAGATAAGCCTATTCTATTAGAAAATATATCTATTAGCATGGTTAAGACATGGGAGTTAATAGAAGTATTTAGGAAGAAAGCATATAAAGAGAACAAAGTGGTTAACGTCTATGATGAGTATAGTAGAACTAGTTATAAGAGAGTTACTTTAGCTACTACATTAAATGGACTAGAAGAAGCAGAAGCTATAGAACGTCAAGCTAAGAGAATGGCTAGTACTCGTAGAAGGATGGTAGTAGACAATACCTACCACAAGAGAAAGGGTAGACTTCTAGACCCTAGAGTTATTAGACCGATACTAAGAGAGGAAAAGACATGGTAGATAAATTCGACAAGATAATGGAAGAGATAGTAGAAAGGATAGAAGATGTAGGAGAGGTTCTAGCTATATTAGCACCTATCTACATATTGTTACAACTACTAAGGATATGGTTGTAGATGCAAACATTTCTACCACACGAAGATTTCTCTATCTCTGCTAGTATGCTAGACTATCGTAGACTAGGTAAGCAGAGAGTAGAAGCATTACAAATATACAATGTATTAGTAGATAATCCAACTCTACAGGGTAAGAAGTACAAGGGTTGGAGGAGACATCCTGCCGTTCTAATGTGGGATGGTCATGTAGAAGCGTTGTTACTCTACAAAAACAAGATGATAGAAGAGTGGATACTTAGAGGTTTCAATAATACAATGGAACTTGTAGGTCTGCCAGATTCTATAGAGATGCCCTCTTGGTTGGGCGATGATAGAGTACACGCTTCTCATAGAAGCAATCTACTACGTAAAGACTTAGAGTATTACTACTCTAGGTACAAGTGGCAAGAGCCGATAGACATGGAGTACTATTGGCCTATCTAATAACTAACAAGGAGAATGTATGAGAGAGATACTACACCATCTACTTGGTTCCTGTGGAGAGAGTCATGTCAGTCTACTGACTATACTTTCTAGTGGTGTTGTTATTATGTACAGAGATTATATAGTAGCAATACTCAAGGAGGTAAGAGATGCTATATTCAAATGACGTCTATCTACTAGATACAACTAATGCTAGATATACTAGTGCTAGTAGTTTCAAAGAGATAGATGTTCTCTACGACTACGATGTCTATGCTAATGACAGAACTCTACAGTCTTATCATTTTAAGACTATAGCATCTAGAGTAGCTAAGATACTAGATGTAGCTAAGATAGAAGATTGGAATAACCCTAACTCTAAGTATGTACTAGGTGTTCTAATAGAAACTAAAAAAGGTAGTAATAGAATATTATGTAGAGCTACTGATCTATTATATTCAGATAGACGATTGTACAATCTAACATTTGAGTATAATGTAGTAGATGAAATAAACTATAAGTCAGTTTATTACAGTAATTTACTACATAGTAGATATGAAGATAGTCTAGATATGATAGAATATCTCTTATCTACTGATGGATATAGAATTACTAGTGAGGTTAAACCTCTACATAAGAAAATACAAGATTTAACATTTGTAGATAATACTTATGTAAGTGAGCCTACTGTTAATAGATTCTATCTACAAGGTCAATGGCAACAAATATTATCTTTGGCTATTAGAAAAAATACTAGAAGCAATAAACTCTACAATACTTGTACTAAGTGTAGCGACATAGTAAGTGATACATATGTACATAATGAAGATAAGTACTGCAACACTTGCTACAATACTACAGTAGAAAAATGCGATGCTTGTCATACAGATTACAAATTAACTGACTTAGTAGGTATACTTAGTGTAGAAGACAGAAACACTAGAAGCACATATCTAGACTTAGATATTACTAGGTGTTGTAAGTCTTGTTGGGATAGTCTAATTATATCTTGTGAACATTGTAGACGCTCTGATGTAATAGACCTTGACCAGCTTAGAGACTTAGAACATTCTACTGATAGGAGACATCTACTAATAGACTTTGCTAGAAACCATGAGAACTATCATAATGTTTTAGGTCGTAGATATTGTACCTCTTGTGCAGATCTAAAGTTGCAGTCTTATCTAGCTAGTCCTTTTAGATTTAGAAGGCTACCTATAAAACTAGCAACTAAGAGTGAGTACAATAGATACATAGGTATAGAAAGTGAGGTTATAACTTGCTACGACGACTCTGAAGACTACGTAAATGCAGTAGGTGAGCCTAACTACTTTGAGGTAATAGAAGATGGCTCTCTAAACTCTGGAGGTGTAGAGTTTGTAACTCATAAACCTATCATAGGTGATACAGTAGTAGAAGCACTAGACAGTCTAGAACAGACACATAGAGAAGATGACAACTATACAGATGAGAGCTGTGGTATACATATACATATGAACGCACTAGACTTTAACTTTACAGAGATACAATCTCTACTAATGATTATGTCTAGGTTGCAAGGTTATATCTATAGAGGGTTACCTAGCAATAGAACAGATAACACATACTGCAAAGAGATACCTATGAGTCCTAGAAAAATATCTAGAATGAGAAGCCTAACTCATCTAGTAAACGAATACTACAAGAGTGCAAATACTAACCTTACTGATAATAAGTACAATGATGCTAGGTACTTTGGTACTAATATACACGCTAGGTTCTACTTAGGTACAATAGAATTTAGATACCATGAGGGTAGTATCTACTCTAGACCTATTAAAGATTGGATACAATTTCTCAATAGAATTATGACAACGGCTACAAGATTACAAAGAGACCCTGTGCTTTGTAGCAGAATTATTTCTGACAAAATACCAACTATGGATATACTTAAAGATGTAACAGGTGTATTCGGTGCTGAGTATATAGACAGGAGAATAGATAACAACTAACAAAAGGAGAAAATAGTATGTGTGGAATCTTTGGATTCGCTAAGACTAGTGGTAGACAATCTGACAATCAGATGAGGATTCTTAGAGATGTGTTCACCGAGCTAACAGATGAGTCTTCTATCCGTGGTACGGATAGTACAGGTTTTTCTATTATTGATTCAGATAGTAGACATACCTACAAGACGCTTGTAGATTCATCTAGCTTGGTAGATATGCATGACTTTGATGCTAATATTCTATCACGAATAACAAGAGACACTACCATTGTAATGGGTCACGTTAGACTAGCTACGCATGGTAAGGTAAAGGTAACTAATGCACATCCGTTTACAGTAGGAGATGTAGTAGGTGTACACAATGGTGTCATCTACAACTACAATGAAGTAGCTAAGTCTATGGGTAAAGGTGTACCCGAAGTAGACTCGCAGGTATTGTTTCAGTCTCTTAATAGAAACAAGATGCATGAAGCCTTCGAGAATATAGAAGGTGACTTTGCTCTGACATGGGTAAAGGATAGTAATAGAAAGGTACACCTAGCTAGAGAGTCTGGTAGACCTATGGTGGTAGCTTATTGGAAGAAGGCTAGAATATTGTTTTGGGCTTCTACTAAAGAGATTATGCAAGACGCTATGCTTAGAGCTGGTCTAGTTCTACCAATCAAGAATGTACCCGAAGACTATATCTATACGTATGATGTAGATAGCTTTGACAGTAAGCCTAACAGAGAGCAAGTACAGTTTGAGACCTTGTCTCAATACAACTACAAGACTTCTATGTACGGAGGTTGGTCTTGGAGAGATGAGTATACTAGAGGTGCAAGTCCTGCTACTATGGCTCTACCTGCTACCTGTGATAGTAGAAAAGAGATGTGTGAGTATTGCTATGAGTGGATAGATCAAGAAGAGATATGGACAGATGCAGATAACAAGAGAGTGTGCTTTGACTGTGAGTACTTTGTAGACAAAGACGCTTATAGCAATGAAGATAAGAGGGAGGTGAAAGATGATAGATCGTGGTTCTCATTCTAAGAAGAAGGTTATACTAGTAGGATTTCCTAACCCTATCAAACTAAAGTCTAAGAAGTTTGTAATAGAGACTTTGTACAATAGAGCTAAGAAGAATCCTTTTCTAGTAGGCTCTTCTTATGAAGAGTATCTAGACTTTCTACTCAAGCAGATAGATGTGATGGGTTCTATTGATGCAAAGATAGACAGAGACTCTGATACATTAGAAGAAGATATATACGATACTCTTAAGAAGATGAATTGGTTGAAGGTGATAAACGCTTTTGTAGTTGGTATTATAGAAGCTACTAACATAGGAGTCTAGTATGCCAGTAGAAGAGAGAGAAAGAGCAGTAGAACCACCTGAACAAGCAGAGTGTGGTGAATGTGGTAACTCTGTAGATAGAGCAGACACTATAGTAAGTCATGGGAGTAGATACTGTCAACCATGTCATGATGACAACTTCTACTCATGTCACAGTTGTAGTGATAGTGTTTCTAATGATTATGTTTACTTTGCATATCAAGAACCCTACTGTGAAGATTGCTACTTTGAATACTTTGAAAACTGTTATGATTGTGGAGAGCCTGTAGGTAGAGATGAGGTGTATTGGAGAGATGATAACGCCTACTGTTCTAGTTGTGTACCCGATGATGTAAGTACTATGCTGTGGCACTTAGAAGATAAAGAGCCACCTGCTTGTTCTAGAAAAGCAGAGTCCTTTGAGTTTCCTGTTCGTAGACTTGTAGGAGTAGAAGTAGAATGTCTAATTCCACATATAGACGCTTTGGACACACCTAGTTTTTGGACTAGTACAAGTGATGGTTCTATTAACAGCGAAGAAGGATATGATGGTATAGAGATGGTAAGCTATCCTGCTAGTGGAGACCTATTATTAGAAAGTATAGATAATCTAATGTCATGGTCTAATGATATAGGTGCAGTAGTTAATAGAAGTTGCGGCCTACATGTACACTTCAACTCATTAGACCTAACTGCTAGACAGGTAGCTCATGTAGGAATAGTATATAAGTACTTTGAAGAGATACTAAAAGGTATGATGCCTAACTCTAGGCAGAGTTCTAATTGGTGCAAGGACTTTCCTATTCCTAAGAAACAGCTTAGGCATATTACAGAGGAGAGCGAGTTAATAGAAATGTATTATGACTACATGGATTCTCAACCTAGTACAGATAAGTATAACGACGCTAGATACTGTGGTCTTAACATACATTCTAGATACTATCATGGCTCTCTAGAGTTTCGTCTACACTCTGGAACTATAAACAAAACCAAGATACTTAATTGGATACAGATACTAAATCGTATAATAGATATGGCTATAGACCTAGAGAGGTACACAGGAGATGAGTACGATAAGTGGATTAAGAAATCACCTATTACTCACATGGTGAGTACTTTTGGAGTAGAGCTATGTGATTATATTAACAAGAGAACTAGTAAGTTCAAAGGAGGAAGAGTAAATGAGTAGTACAAATCATAACGATAACTACAAAACAGTAATAGTAGAACTAGCAGTCTATGTAGACGAAGATAACTACTATCATAAAGGCTTAAACGCTGAAGGAATTGTAGAGAAAGAACTGAGTGCAGTTGAAAATGAGACAGGGATATACTTGGAAAGAATTATTTATGATGATAGCAAGAAAACTCTTGAATCATGCAAGGATACAAGCCTAAATTCGAGCCACGAAAAAGGAGAGAAATCATGCCATTGAGAGGGTTTGTAGATAGTAGTGGTGCTATTGTTCCTGTAACAGAAATCAAGAAAGGTCATGTAGATATATCTAGATTGGGAGTATCTCTTCCAACACTTCTACATATGTCACAGCAGAGACCTTCTGATAGAAAGCCATCTACTACTGAGTTATTAAATGGCACTTGTCAATCGTATCTAGAAAGAACTGCTGAGTATTGTATACGACCTGAAGATAATGCATTTGCACTAGCAGGTACTCTACATCATCTAAAACTAGAAGAGTCAGCAGGTCTACTAGATAGATTGAAGTCAGAGATAACTCTAGAGGCACATGGTATAACAGGGACAGTAGACTTATATGATTCAGAGACAAAGACACTTGTAGACTACAAGTTTTCTGGTTCGTATAAAATAGCAAAGTGTTTAGGGATAGCACACTACTACACTAAGCACCCTACAGAGGTGTATAAGAGAAGTGGTAGATGGGGTAAGGCAGGTACACCAAAGAGAGTTAAAGAGTTCTATAGAGATGAAAGTAAGGCAGACTTAGAAGATTGGGGATGGCAGTTAAACTTCTATAGGTACTTGCTAGAAACAAATGGGTACGAAGTAGATCAGATGTTTATACAAGCAACAGTTAGAGATGCTGGATTACAGATAGCTAGAGAGCGTGGGATTACAGGTAAGATATACATGATAGAAGTTCCATATATAGACAATGAACATCTAATAGAAAGATATGTTATGAAAAGGGAGGCTCTTCTATCTGCATTAGAAAAGAAAGAGTTGCCAGAGAAGTGTACAGATGAAGAAACATGGGGTGGTATGAAGTGTGAATCGTATTGTCCTGTAAGAGAAGTATGTCCATATAACCAAACAAAAGGAGAGTAGAGTGAAGTTACCTAAGAAGTGGACTATCAAAGAAGAGATTGATGGTACTACATGGTGGATTATTAGAGGTGGTGCATTTACCAATTCTATTACTGAGAAGTATCCACATAGATTCTTCGAGTCTAAAGAAGAAGCAGATGTGTACTCATCCAATCTAAATAGAAGACTAAATAAAAAGACAGAGGTTGTAAATGTAGACTCTGTATTTATTAAACCTTACTAGGAGGAGCATGAAAGAGATACTGACAAAGCTAGATAAGATTGAGTTTAGACTAGAGCATTTAGAATTTGCTTTAATGAACTTAATGTTTGTCGTAGCTAATCAAACAGAAGAACTACCTAAGTTCAAGGAAAGCTTGAAGAGAGCTGAGTCTATGTCTAAGAAAGACAGAGACTTACTTAGCTTAGTAGTTAATGAGGAAGGAGCAGACGCTTGAAAGCTGAAGAGTATAAGAAACTAAGAGACGAGTTTATAGAAGAGACTTTCAAGTTATCTGATGAAAAGAGAATAGAGTATACAGAAGGTAATCATATGGACAATGTTCTATGGAACTTTGAAAATATAGGAAGCCTTGTTAATCTAGAACCACTTAAGGTATTATCTGTTTACTACCAAAAGCATAACTCTAGTATTAACAATTTCTTCAAGGAAGGCAAGGAGTACTCTGAGCCTATAGAAGGAAGGATACAAGACATGATTAACTATCTGTTACTAATGGTAGCTATGCTACGTAAATACAAAAAGAGAGGTGTGAATGAGTAATGAAATATTGTTAGTAGATGATACTCCTAGTAATGGAGAGATTGTAACTAGCGATGCTTTCGATGTAATAAGAAACCTACATGACAAAGTTTCTATGGAAGACACTCCACGTTCTTTTATTAAGAACAAGATGGGAGTTGATTATGTAGAAGTAGGGTACATGAAGAAGATGGCAGACAAACACTATCCGGGTTGGTCTTGGACTATTATTAGAACAGAGACACTAGGTAGTGAAGCCTTTATGGTACATGGTAGATTGAAGTGGTTTGAAGGTGGTATATGGAGAGAAGGAGATATGACAGCGGCTCATAGAATAATGAAGAAGAGAGGTAGTAATGAGTTCGTAGACGTAGGTAACGACATCAAGTCAGCTAATACAGATTGTATTAAGAAGGCATTTAATATGTATCTAAACATAGCTGATGACGTATATCGAAATCGTGTAGAAGATACTTCACTAAGTCAAGAAGAGATAGACTTTCTATATAAGCAGATGGAAGGACTTAATGAAGAATGGAAAGAGAAAATATCCCTTTCAATAGAGGATGGTAACATCGAGAAGGGCGATATAGATAAAGTAGTTGCTAAGATAGAACTAATCAAAAAGGAAACAAAAGGAAAAGATAATGAGTAATTCTGTAGATTCTGTACTAGGTGATGTCATGGGAGGAGAGTCCTTCTATGACCCATCTGAAGATAAACCAAATGTAATAGTACCTGAGGGAGATTTCTATGCCCATGTAAAGGACTATACAGTAAAAGAAGATGTTGTTATTAGAGGTAAGCACCTTGCAGATATATACAACTTAACATTCAAGTTAGCAGAAGAGAACTCTGACAAAGACTTTGGTGAACATAGTGGTAGTATATTTGTAGGTAAGACTATAAGGTCTAAGGGTTTCTTTAGATTCAAGAGTCCATCTAATAATAAACTACAACCTAACTCTGGTGGCAATAGAGAGTTCAAAGAGTTGTGTGAGTCTTTAGGTATCAAACCAGAAGAGAAGGAAGTAGATGGCAAGACTCTATATGCGTTGCCTGTACTTACTCCATCTAACTGTGAAGGGATGCCAGCTATTATAAAGATAAAGCATGAAAACTGGACTAATAGAGACGGAGAAGAGGTTACATCACCAAAGGCTGTAGGTGTATTTTCTTGGAGCAATGGTAAACAAGACCTATCTGACTTGCCATTCTAAATGAAAATAACTAACAGCGAATACGATACAATCATTAGGGCACTAGATTATTACTCAAATAGTCAAGTAACCGAAGAAGCATATCCTTTGAAGGTTAAGCTAGTAAAAGAATATAATAGATTAGCAGAGAAGAATATAGCAGAAGGTATGACAGCAGATGAAGAGGAAATATATCCTAGTAGACTACATACAGAGTACGGAGGTACACCTAATGACAATCAAAAAGTGGAATGAGATAGAAGATGCTTTCACTACAAAGTTCGGATGGTATGACGGTATACGATACCTTACAAATGTGGGTAAAGAAGTGTATAAGACTAGAAGCGTATACGAACTTAGCGAAAGAGAAGACTATCTATTAATAAAGAAACTCAGAGCCAAATACGATAAGGAGGTATCATGGCGAGAAAGCGAAAAACACAAGTAGCAAAAGTAAGAGATTTCCTAACAACAGGAAAGAAACTTACTAGTAGAACAGCAATCACTAGGTTTGGTGTGTATAGATTAGCGTCTATTATACATCGGTTAAGGACTGTGTTTGGTATGAACATAGTTACAGATAACACTAAGGGTTATGCTACTTACTTTGTTTCTACTAAGTAACAATACAACAGGTCAGGGGTGTACCTTAAACACCCCAAAGATTTTTATTAACGGTCGAAGGTTTAGGTGTACCTTGAAGAATACTTGTTTATATTCTCCTTTGGTATCTTCTAAAACACCTAAGGATTAGATATGCCAACACCATTTATGTGTCACGGTTGCGATAAACCAACAATGAATAAAAGTGGAATCTGTGATGAATGCAATAGAAAGACATCATCAGATGATGCTTTGTACGATACTAAGTATGTTAATCTTCTAAGTGAAGAAGAGATAATGAAGATAGATAAAATACATGAACTATCTTTTGACTATAAAAACAAAACAAAAAGGAGTAAGAGATGAGATACTATTGGGAAGCACTCTTTAGTGTAGAATACTTTCCGTATTGGGAGTTTTCTATGTTGATGATGCTAGTATTGGTTCTTAGTGTTCTATGGAGAATCAATAGAATAGAGAGAAAACTAGACGATCTAGTTGACCATATAGTTGAAGAACTAGTCGAAGACTAAACATAAGGATTAGCAAAGGGAGAGTGCATAATACATAAACAATAAGTGGTAGTTATTGAATGACAATGTATGTTGTAAATAGGTTGGCCCCGTTCTCCCTTTTGCTATAATAGATATGAAAAGAAAAAAGAACATAACAAAGAAAGACATGATAGACATGATACGTCAAGCAACTACTATGTCTTTAGCAAACAAGAAAACAATAGATATGCTTGGAGAGTTTCTCTATAATTACTTAGATATGAAAGGAGATACAGACAAGTATACTAAATTTATGGAGGACAAAATAGATGGACTTCTTAAACAAAGTAGTCAAGGGGATGGAGAAGTTTCTGGAGAGTCCCTTCAAGAAGAAGAGGAGTAGAAACAATGCCGTCAAAAAGCAAAGCAAAAGGAAACAGGTTCGAAAGAGAGTGCGTAAAGATAGCTAAGGAATACGGACTAGAATCTAAGAGAGCTTGGGGGTCTGATGGTAGGTCATTAGGACTAGACCCCGAAGTAGACATGACAATAGAAGAATATACCGTTCAATGTAAAGTAAGAAAAAGGATAGCAACATGGCTGAAACCTTCGGAGGAAATGGGGGATTTACACCTTCAATTAGTAAAGGAATCAAGAGGACAAATATACGCTATAGTGTCAATGACAAGAATGATGGAACTAGTATCAGAAGTCAAGACACTACGTCAGCGTATAGAGCAAAAACAATAGCAAAGATACAATCACTAGAATATTACCTAGGTACTGACTGGATAGATTGGGACTGCACGAAGATAGAGATTACAGATAAAAGTAAAACAGGTGGTAAATCTAGTGTTAATAGTACTGTGTTAAGATGCTCTAGTTGTAATAAAATTTATCAGACTAAAACACTAGGTCTTCATGATAAAATTATAGGTAATACATTTATAAAGCATAGCTTCTTTGACAATGTTCCTTTGCATAGAGGAGAGTGTGGGTTGGAAGAGTGTAATGCCTAAGTGCCCTCTGTGTGATAGTAACATAACAGCTAAGAAAGCTGGTATTAGGTTGAAGTCTCTTAGATTATCTAGGCCTAGCAAGGTTTTAAATCTAATAGATGACCAGATAAAGAAGATGTCTAGGTATTGGAAGATAGATGAGGTACTTGAGGCTAGCTTCTTAGCAGACATAGATGGCGTTAACAACAATGTAATAATAGAATCAATCAAAAGATTCGACAGTAGAGGTAGCTTACAAAAAGGTTACGGTCTTAAATACTTGGCAGGTATGATAAAGAACGAGAGTAAGAGAATAGCTATTAGAGAAGAGTA